TCTCACCATGTCGGTAGCCGCTCAATAGCGTCTCGTAGCCCGTCTTGGTACACCCCCAGGTAGATCTCTGTTGTAGAGATATCCTGGTGTCCGAGTAGCTCCTGGATGTAACGAATGTTTGCGCCATTGCGCAGGAGCTCGGTTGCGAATGTATGTCGCAACCGGTGTGCCGTGGCTATGATGCCGCGCCTGCGCAGCCACCGGTCAAAAACATGACCTAATGCCTTCAGGGTTAGTGGTTCGCCATTGGGTTGGCCAACAACTGCGCGGATGGGCTGCCGTTCGCTGACTGGTACGGTCTCCAGTTCTGCCCTCAGTCGGGGGTGTAGTGGTATTCTCCGCATTTTGCCGCCTTTTCCGTCTCGTACAACGAGCTCGCCGTGGTCTAGGTCAATGTCGCGCCACTCCAGCGCTGCGGTTTCACTGATGCGCAGCCCGGCGTACAGCATCAGCAGTACGGCTCGCCGGTTGCGCCGCGTTACGGGATCGTCTCCGTCTAGCGCTGCGAGTAGCGCGCCGATCTCTCGCTTCGTGTATGGCCGTGGCAGTGGTCGCCGTCGCCGTGGCCATTCTGCCTGTTCGGTCGGGTCGTCCTGCCGGTAGCCTCGTCGTCGGCTCCACCGGCAGAACGATCGGATGGTGCTGAGCGCGTTGCATACCGTACTGGCGCTGCAACGTGCTGCTAGCTGCTCCTGGTATCGCTGGATGCTCTCCGCGGTGATGTCTGCCTGCGTCGCGCCCTCGCCCAGCCAGGCGATGAACCTCAGCATCGTATGGTGATATTTCTCGATGCCTCGGGGTCGTCGTCCGGCTGCGCGGAGCGCCGCGCAGTAGTCCGGTAGGAACGTCGTGAGGGGTGCGTGCATACGTGCTCCTCCGAACAAAAAAAACAACCGGCAGGGTGCGCCTGCCGGTCGCCCGCTGCTGCGTGCGGGCTGGGAGCTAGTATAGCTGCCGCCTGCAGGGTAGGTCAACCATGAATCCCGATGAAATCGAGTACATCGCTGTCGCCTGGCTCGGTTTCGAACTCGAGGCGCTGACTGAGGAGCTGCGTGAGGAATACGGCCTCGATGCTCGGGCTGAGGCCCGCCGGGTCCTCGCGGAGCTCTGGCCCACGATCGGCGCTCTCCTTGTCGACGAATATCGCTACACTCCGGTGGATGGAGATCCCATGATTGACTCAACCATCTGCCCCACATGCGGCGCTGAACGCGAGTGGGTTGAGTGTGATGAGCTCGGCTGCGAGGATGAGGATGCCGATGAGGATGACGATGATGAGGTCGTAGTAAGGAGCTTGTACTATGTCGCCACACCGTGGTATCCGTGATTTTTCCGTCTGTACGTGCTCCTCCGAACAAAAAAAACAACCGGCAGGGTGCGCCTGCCGGTGCGCCTAGCGGAGCCGGTGCTGGGTGGCCAGCCGGTGCGCCTGCCGGTGCGCCTAGCGGAGCCGGTGCTGGGTGGCCAGCCGGTGCGCCTGCCGGTGCGCCTAGCGGAGCCGGTGCTGAGTGGCCAGCCGGTGCGCCTGCCGGTGCGCCTAGCGGAGCCGGTGCTGGGTGGCCAGCCGGTGCGCCTGCCGGTGCGCCTATTCAGATGGCTCTAGCCAACGGCTGAGGCGCTATATCTACGGTGATGCCTATGCACCAGGTCACTAATCTAGAGTTGTTGGAGATCGTCGCCGCTCTCACCCTCTCGCCTGTCGCTGGCGATAACCTCTGGCGTGGCGAGTATCGCGGCTATTCGTTCTCTGTTCTGCGCGTCGGAACTCAATACTTGCCCTCGGTCTGTCTCTTTGATGATGTCGAGGCGCTCGTGGCGAACGATCTCTACCACACGCTGCTCGCAGCGGTGGTATGGATCGCCGATATGATGTGGTGGGCTGATGGTGTTCGTGGAGGCGTGTATGGCTAGGAGGCCAACGACATTCGTCTACCAAGCACGGTGGAGCAATCCCTACCGTCCACGACCGGCTGATTGCCCCGAGGTGAGGGCAGAGGTGCGCGTGACGGTTCCGGCTGGCCGGGGTGCGCCACCGACGCCTGAGGAGATTCGTCAGGCAGCTGGTCCGCCCGGTTCGGGCTACTGTGTCGCCATCTATGTCGATGCGGAGCCCGTGCGCGAGCTGCCGCTCGAGGCTCGGCAACGCCTCCGCAGGCGCAATCTCTGGAAGCGCTGCCTCGGCCGTTGGCCGTTGTTTGCTCACGATTTCTACCGTGAGCGTGTGTTGGGCCGGCCCGACTACTACGGCCCCTATGACCCTGATGAGTGGTCGAATATCCGATTCGAACGTACGACGCGGGGCTATCTCCGCCAGCTCAGGTGACCGGGCGCCGCATCGGCCTACCGGCGCCCCACTGCCCCGACGGGGCAGGCCTGCCTGAGCCCCAAACGGTCCCAAGGTGAAGCCCGCCAGCGCAGTGCGCTGGCGCACCGCATTTCCCCGCACGCCACCCACCGCCCCGCCTGGCCTGCCCTCGCCGCCCCGGTGCGCGTCCCACCGCCCGGTGGCGCCGACGCCGGGCGCCGAGGTTCTGCCCGCAGCAAGGTTGCCCGCTAGGGCCGCCGCCGGGGTCCCCGCAGGGGTGCGGCGGCGCCTTGCTGCCTGGGCAGGTTCTCGGCGCAGTCTGGCGCTACACCGCGGCGGTAGCGCCCGGCGCGAGGGGCCAGGTCAGGGCTGTTGGTGGTGGCGTGCGGGCCCAACCCTCAACACGGGAGGCCCGTATGCTCTGGATTGTGCTCTCGGTGCTCACCTTCCTCATCCTCTGGGCCTGTTGCAGCGTCGCTGCAGACAGTGACAGGTACTAGGGGCAGCCGGTACTGAAGTACTACAGCACGATGAGAATCAACCGCACTTCATTTCGAACGGGGGTTCGAGTATGCTTCGCTACGAGATTGGCATATCAACACCGGGGCAACCCGTCAGGCGCTTCGACCGGCTGGCTGCGCACGAATGGCCGGCGGTGCTCGCCCTACTCCAACCGGTAACGGAGTTGATTGGCCTGCGGCGTCTGGAGATTGAGACCTGTGATGCTGTGGTGGTTATTCAGGCTGTTGATAGCGACGATGCTGGGGTTGTACCTGGCGACGCCGGTATTTGCGCAGGAGGCTACTCCTGAGCCAACGCTGACGCCTGAGCCCACCGCGACGCCCACGCCAACCGTGGCGGTTCCGACGGTCGTCTCGTCGGTAACGCCTGCTCCTACGCCGACGCCGGCGCCGGCTCCCACGCAGCAGCCAGCGCCGACGGCCTGTACCGGTGATGGCGAGACGGTGTGCGGTGTGCCGGTGGTGATTGTTGGTCGGGCGCAGGGTGCGGGTGGCTATGAGCTGGCGATCCTCATCGTCCTGCTGCTGGGGCTCACGCCGCTCAACGTCATGCTCCTGCTGAAGCTGGTATATGCGGACCGGCGGTGAGTGATGGATCAGTATGTGACACCACAGGCGTTTTTTGGGCTGTTGGCCGTGTTGCCCATTCTGTGGGTATGGGCGCTCGATACGCTGCTCGACATTGAATCGCGGGTTCGCCATGACTGATGTCGAGGTCGCATATCGCGTGCTGGGCATGGCCATGAGCACGGTCAACTATCCGGTGCTGATGCTCGCCTTTGCCCTCTTCGTTGGCACGCTCGTGGTATTGAAGCGGGGAGGCTGGCTGTGATCGATTGGTCGGCCTACTTCCCCTACACCATTGGCGACCTGATCATCGCCGCTTTTACCGGGGTCTTCGCGCTCGCGCCATTGCTGCTCGTGCGCGTGGGCTATAGATGGGCCGCTGACATCCTGCAGCGGATATTGATCTCCGTAGGGTTAGATGGGAGGTGAGAACCTTGGATCCCGGGGCAGTTGGAACCGCGCTGGCCAACCTGATTAGCTCCTCGATCAACGTTGGCGACATCATCACCCTGGCGGTGCCGGTCGTCGGTGCGCTGGGCGCGCTCGCAGTCGTGTTGACGGTGGGCCCGAACTGGGCGTTCAACCAGCTGGGCAAAATCCTCGACGCTATCCGCTAGCGTTGGGGCCGTCGCGGGTGGCGGGGCGCTCCGGGAGCGTTCCGCCATCTGCTGTACGGAGGGTGTATGCTCGCTCTTCTATTATCTCCGGCGCTCCTCGCACCTATCGGAGTGCGCGGCCTGATCGCGGCTGGTCTGCTGTACCTGCTGGCTGTGCTCGGCCTACCGGCTCCCGCTGCGGCGCAGGAAGTAAACCTTCTGACTAATGGTGGGTTTGAGTCAGGCACATTCGATGGCTGGACGCGCGGCAGCGCGGCTGATGGCATTCACCCTGTTATTAAGCGTGATGGTGGCGCGCATAGCGGGGATGCGTGGTTGTGGTGTCGTTTCGCGGATCCGTGTGCGCGCTCTGCTGGTGTTATGGCATCGGCGGGAGCCAGTTACACGTTGCGACTCTGGTTGAAGCCCTTTGATAACGGTAATCATGGTGCGGTGCGCTTACGCTACGGTGGTGAGGTTGTCAGGCAATCGGTGAGTAGCTCCTGGACCAATGGCATTTGGCAACAAGTCACGCTCACCTATACCGCACCAGCGGCCAAGGTTATCGAGGTAGAGCTGGTCGGCGGCTATTATACCGAGGTGGGTTTCGATGATGTGTCGCTGGTAGAGGTTGCTGCTCCTACGCCGACGCCGACGCCGGTCCCGCCGCGGTCGGTCTCCCTCACGGCGACCGTTGGTGCTGAGCCTGGGATGGTTGAGCTCGCCGTGAGCGATAACCATCAGGGCTACATGTACAGCTACCAGCGCCGCACCGCGTGGGGCTCGTGGACAACCATCGGCTATACCAGCGTTCGCACCTTCACGGCAACGCGCCTCGCCGCGGGCGATCACTGCTTCCGCGTCGTCTCCGATGCCATCACGACGCCGCAGCAATGTGTGACGGTCGTGCAGGGCTATACCGGTGGTGCTGCTGGCTCTGGTGGGAGCTCCTCGCCCGCGCCGTCGTCCTCGCCCGCGCCGTCTGCTCCCCCTCCTGGTGGTGGCGGTGGCGGCTACATCCCTGCGCCGACGTGTGGTGCTCCCGCTGGTAGTGGCATCGGTGAGCGCCTGGCCGCCATGATCGTCTGCGCCATCAATATGCAGTCGATCATCGCGCTGGCACTTCCGGTCGTCGGTGCGCTGGGCGCCCTCGCAGTCGTCCTCACGGTTGGCCCCAACTGGGCGTTTGCTCAGCTTCGCAAAATCCTCGACGCGATCCGCTAGGGCGCGTGTGGGTCGTTTTTCATTGTTCGGCTGAATCTGGTAGGGGGCTATAAATGCTGTCGATCTGCCATAGTCGAGCAGTACAACGGACCGGCCTGATTGTGGCTGGTCTGCTGTACCTGCTGGCTGTGCTCGGCCTACCGGCTCCCGCTGCGGCGCAGGAAGTAAACCTTCTGACTAATGGTGGATTTGAGTCAGGCACGTTCGATGGCTGGACGCGCGGCAGCGCGGCTGATGGCATTCACCCTGTTATTAAGCGTGATGGTGGCGCGCATAGCGGGGATGCGTGGTTGTGGTGTCGTTTCGCGGATCCGTGTGCGCGCTCTGCTGGTGTTATGGCATCGGCGGGAGCCAGTTACACGTTGCGACTCTGGTTGAAGCCTTTTGATAACGGTGATCATGGTGCGGTGCGCTTACGCTACGATGGTGAGGTTGTCAGGCAATCGGTGAGTAGCTCGTGGACCTATGGCATTTGGCAGGAGGTTATGCTCACCTATACCGCACCAGCGGCCAAGGTTATCGAGGTAGAGTTGGTCGGCGGCTATTATACCGAGGTGGGTTTCGATGATGTCTCTCTGCTAGAGTCCGCCGCTGCCTCGCCGGCGCCGTCGTCCTCGCCCGCACCAACGTCCTCGCCGTCGGCTACGCCTGATGATACCGGCAAGGTCTGCTACCGCGCTGCCCAGGCGCTCAAGAACCTGCTGCAGAGTGGCAATATCCCCTACTGCTGGGGGAGCAATACGCCGGGGCTCTATCAGCCCGACCTGATAGGCGACAAGTGCCCCACCGGTTCGGGGTTGGATTGTTCCGGCTCGTTTATCTGGGCCTATAACCAGGCGGGCGCGGGCTGGTCCGATGCGACGGCTGCCACTCTCTGGACGCGCTTCGAGCCGGTGCCCAACTGCACTCTCGCTGATATCAGCTGTATGGCCGTTGGGGATGCTGTCTTTCTGTCGTCCGACGGCACGGCTGAGGGAATCTACCACATTGCCATGTACCTCGGTGGGGGCTTATGGGGCGATTGCTACAACACCGGCACGGGCTGTCAGGTCTGGGATGTTCGGAACAAGGCGGCCTATCAAACGCAGTTTTTCGGCGTTGGTCGTCCGTCGGCTCGCTACGGCTGGGAGCCGTGCTCCAGCAGCACGGCTGTTGGCGGCGGTGGCGGGGGGCTCTTTGGCTTCGATATCTGGTCGCCGGTGCGCTGGCTGTGGGACCGCATCAGCGGTGGGCTTACAACGCTGGCCAGCACGATTATCAACGGCGTTCGGGATCTTCTTCTACCGACGCCTGAGGATTGGGCGCTGATCCGCTCCGAGCTCGACCGCCTGGCGCAGCGCGAGCCGATGGGCACGGTGCGTGACCTGGCGGCCTGGATTGGCAGTTTCCGGGCGGCGCTGCAGGCTGGTCCACAGCAAATGGTTGATGCGGTCGCGCCTGAGCAGCAGGCGGCAGCGGGTGGCTCCGCCTACGCTCCCCTGCTGCGCTGGCTCTCCCCAACTGGCATCGTCGCATCTGGCGGTGCCATGTTGGGGCGGGTCGCCGACAACATGCCTGCGGCTGTCATGCTGCTGATTAAGAGCCTGACGACCTGCATGATCATGATGGGACTCTTTGTCTATATCCGGGCTCGGATGCTGGTGGCGGGATAGCTATGGTCATTCGAGAAATTCTCCTCGCGCTCATTCGGCTCGGCCAGGTGGCATCGTCGGTCCTGCCCGAGCATACGCCGCTGCAACTCCCTGAGATGCAGCCGATTGTCAACCTGTTGGCCGGCTTTTATGGCTATGACCGCTGGGTTTCTATTCCGCTGCTGATAACGGTTATTGCTGCAATTCTCATCTTTGAACTGGCGCTCTTTCTCTACTGGCTGTATCGGGTGATTCTGGGCTTTGTGCCGATGTTCAAGTGAGGCTGGTATGCGCAAGCGTAAACGCGTTGATGACCGGTGCTGGCTGCTCCTGCAAACAACGCGGGGGCCTGAACTCGTCGAGGGGCGGCGCTCGCCCGAGAACGGTGTTGAGGCGCGCGGCTGCTTCTACCCTGATGAGTTTCTCGTGCCTCTCGGACGCGAGAACTACTTCCTGGCAACGCACTGCTACATGCCCAAGGATGGCGATCTCACCGTCAATGCTGGCGATGAATCGCTCGAACTGGTTGAGGTGCCGCAGCTGCACTACATCGCCCACTGGCGCGAGTACGACGCCGCCAGGCGGCGCCTCAACTGGGCCATGGTCTGGCGTAAGGGTGACGGCTCGGCGACGGCGCTCAAGAACCTGATGTACGCCTGCATCCTCATGATGGCGATCTGGACAAGCTGGCAGGTCTCGGGCTTCAAGTCGTTGGCGGCGCGCATTCAGGATCAGCAGGTCGTGTTGTCTGGGCAGATTGCCCGCATCAGTGGTGAGCAGCCGCCGCTTGGCCAACCGCCGAAGGGCGTTGCGCAGCCCAACGGCACGCTCGTTCCCGATCCTGGCATGCCGACAGGGGATAAGTGATGCGCTGGACGGGCCTGCAACAGGCGACGCGTCTTATCATCGCCATTGTCCTGCTGGCGCTGGCGCTGCCGGTGGGGACGCTGGCGACGCCGCGCGAGGCTGAGTTCTATGCTCGGGGCGTTGCGGCCGGGCTGGCCTGCGCCCTCGTCTCTGATGTAGCGGTCGATCTGGCTGAGGCTGTGCGATGGAGGTATCGACGATGGCGCTATCGCAAACAACACCCGCACTAAGCATTGCGGACATTCTGCAGGGCAATGATGGGCTAACCAAGGTCTCAGGGCTCTTCCACCAGATCGCCGGACGGGAGCTCTCGCCCGCTGCCCTGCAGGTTCTCGCCTTCCTCGAGCAGAATGGCTCGCGGGACCTGGCCCAGTTCATCCTCGACAAGAAACGATATCAAGCCAGTGCTCGCGATCTGATCAAATTTACCGAGGTCCTGTCGCCTGCGACGGCTCACAAGGAGCTGCTCGAGGCGCAGGCCAAGGCAGCGAAGGCGGCAAGTTGAGATGGCGATCTTTGCGGTTGAAGGGCGCTTCGGCGGTGGCAAGTCTGCACTCGCGTCGTTCCTCGCCGTCACCATGGCGGCGGAGCGTGGCTGCGGGCTCTATGCCAACTACCACCTGCAGGGCGCGACGCCGGTGCGCTACATCGCGGAGCTCTACGATATCTGGGATAGCATCCTTGTGCTGGATGAGCTCCAGGCCACGGTTGACAGCCGTGGCGCGATGAGCCGCTCCAATGCTGAATTTCTTGAGTGGTTCGACCAGTCGCGCAAGCAGGGCAATGAGCTCTTCGTTATCTCGCAGGCGCTCCATAAGCTGGATAGGCGTGTGCGCGACATGGTGGATATCCTCTTCGTCTGCCGCAACTTGGGCGGCACTATCTCAGCGGTGGATGTCTGGGACGCAGCTGTTGAGCGCTGTGTTTCCAGGCTCACCATAGATCGGTCATGGGCCTTCGGGCTCTACAACCATCGTGAGCGAGCGTGGGCACTGCTGCCAGGCTCGCCGGCGGCGGCAGCGGCCGGCGAGCGCGCACGCAGTGCGCGAGCTCTCGGCGTGAGGTGAGGTATGGCAACGGTTCCGAATCAGGCGGTACAGCCCGGCAAGAAGCTCCAACCGGTGGTCAGCGTGCAGCGCTCGGCGGAGCGCAATGACGTGCCGATCGCGTTTCTCGTCGGCGAGTTGGTCGGCTTCCAGGCGTTCGAGTTTGAGGCGAAGGATGGCTCGGGGTTGCGCTACAAACACGAGCTTCGGTTACGCCGGCCCGACCGGCGCGAGTGGAAGTGCGTTTTCTGGCATTCGCGCCTGGTCGATATTCGTGAGCTGCAGGGCCAGCAGGTCGAGTTTGGCGTTGTGTACTTCAAGCCTGATGAGTACGGCAGACCCTTGTTCAAGGATGGGCAGCCTGTGACGGCGTTTGGACGTCTCAGCGCTGCCGTGATTGAGCAGTACGCGCGCTAGCCTGCTGACAAACACGGTGCCCACCGGGCACCGTCATGTGTAGGGTAGTGGATGAGCCTCCTGTTAGCAGCCGGGTGATGTGGCAGACCGGCACTAGCAGGAGGCTCATTCAACGGAGCTTACCTTATGATAGCACAGCGACCTAACATAATCAATACCACTGTTGCCTATCCGGTCGGGAGTGCTCTTGATATTATTACGAAAAGTGCGGCCACAAGTCGAGTGGCGGAGCGCTACGTGCTGCAGGAAGTGGCGGCACAGATCGTTCCTGAGCATCGCGTATCGACCTGCCTACGCTGCCGCCTGGATACCGGCGATGGTGTGGGCGTGTACTACAGCGAAGAATTGGGCAAGAGTCACTACGGCAACGTCATGCGCTGCGGCTCGGTGTGGGCCTGTCCGGTTTGCTCGGCCAAGGTCAGTGAGCGCCGCCGGGAAGAGCTCAACGAGGCGATTGGTCGTTGGACGGCGCGCGGCTACTCGGTCTATCTCCTCACGCTGACCTTTCGCCATCGTCGGCAGGATGTCCTCAGCGACGTGCTGGCGCGCTTCAAACTCGCCTGGCGCAAGATGACGTCCGCCCGCGCCTATAAGTCTCTGCGCCGCGAGTACGGCATCCGCTACGCCATTCGTGCGACTGAGGTTACGTGGTCTGCCCGGAATGGGTGGCATCCTCACTTTCACATTCTCCTGTTTGCAGAGGCTTTGCCTCCGGGCGGGCCGCTGGAAACGCTGCAGCTGGAATCGCGCCTCAGGGTGGCGCTCTTCGCTGAGTGGCGGCACCAGCTTGACCGGGTTGGCCTGGATGTTGTGTCGGCCGCTGTCAAGGTCCAGGTGACGCGTGGTGCGGTAGCGGACTATGTAGCCAAGTTTGGCCGTGAGCCGCAACGCCGCCCTTGGGGGCCTGAGGATGAGCTAACCAAGGCGCAGAGTAAGAGTGCGCGTTCTGCCAAGGGCGCGACGCCCTGGGAGATGTTGCGCGATGTGCAGCAGAATGGGCTGGATTCGCCCTCGGCTCGGCTCTTCCGCGAGTATGTCGAAGCCTTCGCGGGAGTCCGTCAGCTCTACTGGTCGCCGGGCCTGCGCCGGGCGCTCGGCATGGTTCCTGAGCAGACCGACGAGGCGTTGGCTGCTGAGGAGCGCGAGGATGCGCTGCCGGTGATCAACCTGCAGGACTTTGAGTGGATGGCCGTCTGTGTGGCTCGCAGGCGTGGGCAGCTGCTCCAGGTCTGCAATGAAGCGCGTGGCGATGTACACGCTGTTCGCGCTTTCGTTGAGGAAATTGTGGCGCAGCAGCAACACGCTGCGGCTGTGCGGCGTGACGCCATGCACTGGCGCATCGCGCTGGTGGACGAGCCGCTCTCGCGCCCGCTGCGCCCGGCGCCTGCGGAGGAGCGCGAGGCCTTCTGGTCGTCCTATCGCCAGCCGGCGCCTGATGGTGGGCCGCGCCCACCGGGACCGCGTCCGGGCTGGCTGGTGCCGGTGGGCTTCCAGCTGGTGCGTCTTGGGTCGCCGGTGTTTCTCGCCTGGCTGCATCCCGACTTCGCTGGCCTGCGCCAGCGGGCCAACCGTCTCTTTGGTCCTGCTGGCACCTAGGCTGTTGTGCTATGACCGGGTAGGAGTATCGTCCTGTATTCTCGCGCTGTTGTTATTGGTAGCCTCACGCCTTCTCGATGTAGGGACTGAGTGCTGCTTGAATCTCTGCCAGCTGATATCCGCGTTGCGCGGGGATGCGTATCAGGGGTAGGCCAGCTGCCGCAAGTGCTCGGTCTACAAAGGCATCGCGTTGTATGCGTCTCTCTCGCTGGTGGCTGCTGTCATCCAGCTCGACAACCGCGATAGGTTGCATCGTTCGTGGGGCGCATAGTACGAAGTCGGCGTGCTTTTGCGAGATTTTGCCGAAGGCACTTCGATGTTCCTGTGGTTGCCGCACATAGAGTAGGTCGGCGAGGCGTACCTTGCAGAGCACGATGGCGCGCCCGGCTACTGCCTGTGTCAGGTTGTGGTAGAAGGACAGTTCGGCGGGCGATAGGAATCTATCGCGTACCGCATACGGGAAACTCTCTACTGCTTCGGTGGTGGTGCTTGGCTTTGAACCGATGAGGCGGGCAAGGATACTCAGGCATCCGCCGGGCTGGGTGGTTGTCATGGTGTACTCCGCCTTGACGTGATTCGCATCGTTGTGTATGATATGCACATGGTTGACGCTATCAACGTCCGCATCCGCAAGCCCACGGACCGTGAACGCGAGCTCATCAATGCGCTGTCCGTTGATGAGCGGACACGCGCGCTGGTTGAGTTCGCCGAGCGCAAGCTGCGGTTGTTGCTGGACGCTGATAACGAACGAGCGGCTAACACTGAGAGGGAATCTCAGGAGTAGCCGCTCGTTCTGCTACGTTGTGCTAGCAACGTAGCCAATACTCAGTCGGTCTGGCCGTCCCTTGTCGGCCCGCTGCGTATGTGCAGCGTGGTAGCACCTGACCAACTGAATATCGTCCTTTCTATCCTACTCTCATGTAGGATGTTTGTGTAGGGGGCGCATGGGCGCCCCCCTGAGTGGCGGAGGGACTGGGATT